AATATATGGTTATTATCTAAATGAATGTTGATGAATTGCTTACTAAAAATAAACAATTAGAAGAAGAGGTAAATATGTTAAAAGAAAAACTTAAAAAATATACTGCCCCTTCACGAAGCAAAAATTATTATGAAAATCATAAAGAGGAAATCATAAAAAAAACAAAGGAATATAAGGAAACTACAAACTACTACGCTAACATTCCAATTGAAAAGAAAAAAGAATACGCAAGACGAGCATATTTGAATAAAAAAGAAAAATTACAAAAAGAAAAGGAAGAAGAGACAAATGAAAAATTCATGGAGGAAAACATTTAGGCATTTATATAACTTTTGCGAAAAAGTTATATAAATAAAATCTCTGTATAAAATATAGAATGGTGAAAAAGAAAAAGTTGAAAGACGATTTCAAAACATTTAGGCATAATGAAAAAGCATCTTTTCAAACCATCAAAACCACACTCAAATCTGTCCTTTTGAACCGTAATGAGATACAACCTGAAATAAATAATTTGGTTTTTGCTATGAATGATTTAATGATACATTCCTACCAGTTTATTAGGTTATATGTTTTACATTGTTATACTAATAATCAACTCTTACCTGAAATAGATGAAACATTTATTCTTTATTGTATCAAATCATTAGGAGTTCGTGATAATAGAGGTAAGAAGGGGGCGGATACGGAACTATTAGATAAACTGGAAAAGTTTTATTTAGTAGAATACCAACCTTTACTGAACCATGAGAAAACTAATTTGAAAAATACCACTTTTATGCTTCCTTATTTGGCTACGCAAGTTCATACTTCTTTATCCAATAACGCACAAGAGCATTTTATTCAACACCTCTTACGCTTTATCAATAAAACAACAACAGAAATTACAGAGGATAATGCAATACTATTTCAATTCAAAAAACAAGTATTAGAATTAGAAGAAACGAATGAAATCTTTTTAGATTGGAAGAAACAACACCTACCTAACATATTCCCAAAAGATATTAAAAAGTCAATACATTATGATGTGAAAGTTAGACCATTTTCTTATTTGAAAGGTATGTTATATATGAATTCTGTGTTAGAAAAACAAGAAAGTAAATTATTCCAACCCTTACCATTAAGAAATAACATCATTCCAAAACATATCATTTTAGATACTGCTTGTTTGGTGAGTTTATTTTGTACTGAAAAAGATAAGGATGGGAATAAAATAAAAAAGGGTGAATTATTGAAAAATATCAAAGATAATCAGCGTGATATTTGGAATGGATTTTTGAATTTGAACCATAAAACATTCAAAAATAAGCATTATCAATTTCATCACCAAATACAGACAGATGGTATTTCATGTTGTTTGTTATTTATTAGAAAGGATTTGAAAGATAAAAAATGGGGTAGTAAAGTTCCTGCTTTACCTGAACAAGATTTCTATAATATTGAAGATTTATCAAAGGAACAGTTAGATGAATTGAAACCGAGAAACATTGTTGGATGCGACCCAGGAAAAAGAAGTTTGGTTTATATGATGGATAGTAATGGAAAGAAACTACAATATACAGCACCTCAAAGAAAAATGGAAAGTAAGGCAAAATGTAATCAACGAATATTATTAGAAGAAAAGAAGAAACAATGTATTATTGAATTAGAAACCGAACTATCCAGCGAAAATAGCAAATCTGTAGATTATGAAAAGTTCAAGTCCTATTTGGTAGAAAAGGATAAGTTGAATAAGAAAGTAATTGAATTTTATCAACGAGAAACTTGGAGGAAAATGAAATTCCGTCAATATAGTTATGGTAAGAAAAGTATGGATAATTTCCTGAATAAAATCAAAGAAACTTTTGGAGACAATATTCTTATTGGTTATGGAAATTGGAGTAGAAGTACACAAATGAAACATTTTATGCCTACAATGAATAAGGGATTAAGAAAACAAATTCATAAGAAATACGACACAATAACCATAAATGAATGTAATACAAGTAAGAAATGCTGCGAATGTTATAACAATTTGGAATATTACAGACACAAAAATGGAGAAAAACAGTTCCGTCTTTTAGTTTGCTCTAACTGCGTGAGACCTCAAGTCAAACAAACCGTATTTAGAACAAGAGACGCAAACTCTTCCATAAACATAATGAATTTAACAAAATGCTGGATAGAAGAACAACAAAGACCATTATGTTTTCAAATTTCGTCTTTCACCTCTTCAAATACTAAAAATGAAGAGGAAAAAGTTAGACCATCGTAGGTGAAATTCCTACTATTGATTTTACATTTTTTTCTTATTTTTTGTCCAGTAAAATGGGCGTTTTAAATGAGAAAAGGTGTAAAAAATATAATGAAACGAATCATAATATACCACCAATATTTGGTTCAAATTGTCTATAAATGATTCGTAATATATTCGATTTCTTCCCCTGTAATATTAAAATAATTATATATTTCTTCATAATCTCCGGTTGGTATTGGAAAGTTTTGTAATATACGTATATTGTTGAAATTACCCCAGCGGCATATATTATTTATGAATACGTATAATGGATGTTGTAATATTTGTAAATATTTTTTTGCTTCTGCTTCATTTGCACATAATATAAATACAATAGATTGAGTCATTCCACAATTATCTATAAATACACCATACTTATCGGTCGTTGATATAAATACTTTGTATCCTTCTTGAAATTTGTGCGGCCGGGATGCGTATACCGTTTGGCTCGGTGTATGTATCAATTTGTATTTAAATACATCCGTTTTTTCGTCGCGAATAAATTCGGCCTTGGTATATCGGTGTAAATCGCTACTGGTTTTTATTTCAAATTTAGGATGCGCTGGATTGTCGACTGTTTTTGTTAATATGTTTTGAACGGTTTGATTATATAACAATGGAATATACTTACGCGGTTTCGATACAACTGAACTGGTGTATTCTTGTTTTTTCCATATACCGGAAACATTTATATTTTTGTAAAAAGGGCAATTTTGAATGATATACCAAGTAAAACTGGAACCTATTTTTTTGAAATATTTTTTGGCACTATGTATATCCAAATGTATGATTTGCAATGATGTAATTATTTCGATTAACACATTTCGGTCGGCATATGACATCCAATTATCGGGTGTTATAAAAAGCAAATAACCGTTTGGTTTTAATTGTGATAATGCTTTTTCTATAAAATCTTTGATTAAGTTGTGATTTTTAGATGCGCGTTTACCATTTTCTAATAATTTTGCATACGGTGGATTCGCCACAATTAAATCATATTTTTTATCAGTCGTATGATTGATATAATCATGGTTCGTAATTTGTAAATTATATTTATCGCTACAGAATATTTTTCGAACATTTTCTAAACGGCTTTCATTAATATCATTGAATTCTAATATATTTTCAAGTATTCTGGTTTTATCGTGATGCTTTAATAATTCAAATAAGATTGGAATGCTGAAGTTGCCGTTACCACAACATGGGTCTAATATCGCGAGGTCGTCCTTTTGCCATAGTTCCATTGGAATTTTATGTATCATTTCACATACACAATCGATGGGGGTAGGTTCATCATTACTTGATTTATAGGTGCTTTTATCTACATTCAATATTTCGTTATAATATTTTTGTAATTCATCAAATGAAGATGAATCAATGGTAACGGGTAGTTGAGGAGTAGTAGTAGATATGGTTGGTGCAACACATGGGTTTTTTCTATTTATATGTTGGGTATGACGTGATTTCGTATTAAACTCTTTGCCGCATTTTTCACAAGTTAGTTTATTCATATAGGATGTATTGGTATTATACATATCATAGTATTATTTCTAAATCAATTTTATCGAATACTAGATTGTATGAATATATCATTTTCATTTTTGATTTTAATAAACAAAAGCATTGTTTAATTTTATAATTATTTAACAAAATTGAAATAAATCTACTTAAATAAAAAGGGTGTATACATATATACTTCCATAAATGTCAAAAGAAATAGAATATAAATTAGTTGAAGGTATAAAAACTAAATATAATAATGTGAATATTATTATAAATGAAGAACCGCCATATACGCTATATAATTGTAAGGATATTTCTGGATTATTTGATGTTAAAAATGTTCGCTCAATTACAAGATATTATTCAGAAAATGATATAATAAAAAGATTATGTGACACAAGTGGTGGAAAACAAAAAATGTCTTATTTTACATATAATGGTTTAATGAAATTTTTGTCAAAAAGTAGAAAACCAAAAATTATCGAATTTGCAAAAATATTTAATTTAGATTTAATATCAAAAAATTATTTATGTATTGAAACTGATACCATTGCATGTATTATGCAAACATTCAAACAAGAAGTTATGATTACTCAACATACAGTAGATAAATATAAAATAGATTTATACTTTATAGATTATAAACTAGCAATTGAATGTGATGAAAATCATACAGATATAGAATATGATAATAAAAGACAAAAAGAAATAGAATATATGTTAGGTTGTAAATTTATAAGATATAAACCGTATGAGAACGGTTTCAATATATTTAATTTATTGAATGAAATTTATAAACATATTTCTCAATAGGTATATTTACAAATAGTATCGATATTAATTTATTTTAATACTGTGTTTGCTTAACGTTTAGGTTAAGAAAAATTGTATCTGGTTTAAGAAGTAATTCCATGGTGTTTTTAATTTTTTGCTCCCGTAACTTCGGAAGCAAACTATAAATGAGTATTATTTTTGCTATTGCAAATTCAAGAGCAAACATTTGGTCTGTTGTAAGTAGTAATGACATCACGATTTAGTTATATTTTGCTTTGCCGATTGGCAAAGTAAGATTTTGCTTTTAATAAACAAAAGCAATAGTTTTAATACTATAAATATTTATAGTATTAAATTACAACAACACTAATTAGCATTGAAAGATGTTTAATTACTGTAAGCAACTCCAGCCATTCCACTCATGACTCTTAATACGTTGTATGAAAGAGCATAGACACGGACTTTGGCGGTAGCAGTTCCAGAAACAGTTGCAGATGATAAGACAAGTTGTAAAACAGCGTTATCAATTCTGGAGAAGTTGCACGACCCCGAAGGTTGATGCTCTTCTGGTCTCAATGCAAAGGAGTAAACGTTAATACCGGTATCTGGTGCGCGGGTATGATGTTGGAATGGTTGAACAACATCGAAGTATGATCCTTCGCGTTCAGAGAAACGGTCTTGTCCGTTAAGTTGTAATTTGGCAGTTACAACTGGGTTCTCTCCCCAACAATGCATGTCAAGGGCGGTTTCAGCAAGAACGAAGGTTCCAGCATCAGATAATCCAGAAGCAACTAATGGTGATTCACTTCCTTGGGCAGTGAATGCAGCATAGTTAGTTTCAGATGAGGTTGCCCAATCAGCGGTGGCAGATAGTTGTTGAAGATCAACAGCTCCTGGCATTTGGAATAATCCAGTGGATGCTTGGATGAATGAGTTGGATCCAGCAGTAGCATCTTGTGCACCGAATGCATGGATGGCATTTGGTAAAGCATCGATGGCATCAGTGTAGTTGAATGGTTGTGCTCCTAGGGTCTTGTATAAGGTGGTTCCAGATTCAAGGGATGAGCAGTAGTCAACGTTGGCATCAGGTTGAACAACCCAGATTAATTCCTTGCAAGGATGGTTGAAGTTCAATTTGATTTTGTTTGAGGATGAACCGACAGATTCATCACCAGTGAATTGAAGTTGTTCAATTAAGTATTCGTGTGGGTTTTGTGCCATCTTTCTGCGTTCATCAGTATCTAAGAAGATATAGTCAACGTATAAGGATGCAGCAACAAGGGATTGTTGGTAAGCACTGGTAACTGATTGGGTTGAGCCATCAGTTGAGGTCATGGATTTGACTGCCCATAAGCATTCTCCAATTGGACGGAAATCAATGTTGATTTTGACTTCGTGGTATTGAAGAGCGATTAATGGAAGAGCAAGTCCAGGGTTTCTGCAGAACCAGAATAATAGAGGAATGTAAAGGGTGGTTTCTGGTAAAGCGTTTCTTGGAGCACAAACTTGGTTTGGTCCTCCAGATGATGAACAAGCTCCAGCAACATCAGCGAAGGTTGGGTCAGTGATGTATACTAATTGGGTAGTATGTCCAATCATCTTGAAGTATCCACGTTGTTGTTCAGATGAAAGGGTAACTTGGTTCCAGATGTGCATCCAGTCACCATATTGACGGTCAATGCGTTGACCTCCAATTTCAACTTCAACTTGGGAAACTAATTGTTCACCAATGAAATCTAACCAACGAGCATAGACACCAACAGTTCCTGAGGTGGCTTGGGATTGGTTGATTTCTGGAAGAGTGACTTGTAAGTAGGTTCTGTAAGCCAAATCACCATTTCTTGAGATGGTGCAGGTTACTCTGCGTCCAAAATCGGCTTGTCCAGAGAAAGTTTGTTCAATACTTTCCATGGCAAAGTTAGTGTGTCTGCGGTATGATACCTTCCAGAAGGTAATTTCAGGGGTTCCAGTAAGGAAAACGTCTTGTGCGCCGTAGGCGACTAGTTGCATTAGTGCTCCACCCATTTTTATAGGTTATATACTAATCCAAGAAAATAATTTGGAGAAATTGCTAAATTAAATGAAATTGTAAATTAATACCCACCTTTTGTATAATACACCGATATCATACAAAATTCCAATGTCCACCTGATGAATGCAGCCATATCCTCCAACTAATTCTTCAAATTCGATATTATAAAATTTTCCAAATAGTTTTCTTGAAATATCTCGCGTTTGTTTTCGTGTTTTTTCGTAAAAATATAGTTTTCGGCAGATTTTTTAACTGTCCACCCATCATTTAGAGCATTATTTAGAAACATCATTTTTTGGAAATGTTTTCGGTCCATTTTAATATTATCCGGTATGTCTAAATGTTTTTGATTATCCATAAAAATACTATATTATTTAGGAATATTGACAAATACCATATTTTGACGAAAACCGTTATTCGATTTGTATTGTCTCGTCAAACAATCCAAATGTATCTTTGTCATGGGATATGATAATAATACACTTTTTGTATTTCTTAAAATCGGTTATCAATTGTATAATTTCGTTTTTCAATTCTCCATCCAGAGCATTTGTCGGTTCATCCAATATCACTATTTTCGAAGGTATCACTAATCCACCGATTATATTCACTACTTGTCGCTGTCCGCCAGATAAATTCTCTCCAAACAACCCCGCCTTTTTATGATGTATATCCATGCTCTTGAATAAATCCCGTATTTTAGGGTATTTCATAATTTCTCCTAAATATCCATTACATACATCTAAATCATAGCACCCATATAAAATGTTTTCAATTATTTTTCGGTCAAATAACTTCGAATTTTGATTTATATAAATGATTTGGCTACGTATATAATTTCCTTCAACCTCGTGAATATCTACATCATCAATATATATTTTTCCACTGGTTGGCGTGTACATCTTTATCATTAATTTTGCAAACGTCGATTTACCATTTCCGGATAACCCAACAATACCTATAATTTTATCGCGTAAATTCAAATGAATATTATATTCCTTGATAATCGGGTTTGACTGACCTTCATATTGAAATGTAACATTTTCAAATGTAACAGAATCGAATTGTAATTCTCTCGATAAATAATTCTTGTTGTATATTTTTTCCAGGTCGGAGTCCATATTATAAAAATGTTTCATGACTGAATCGGACCTTCCCAAAAATTCTATAAAATCGGGTATTTGCTGAATCGTTGTAGTCATTCTCTCTCTATACAACAATAAAATTGTGAAAAAGGTTACGAACGTGGTCAAATCAATCTTTTTCGAAAAATAAATACGGATTAATTGAAAAATCAATATAAACAAAAGGGTAAATGCAATGATATTCATAATAATACCATGATTATTCGTATTTGAATAGAACTCAAATGCACTATGAATCGTTTTTTCCGTCTTTTGTAGAAAAACCTCAATTTCATTGTCGACTTGACCTCTACTAATAATTTTATCGATATTATTCAATATTTCCACCAAGTATGCTTCATTTTCACTAACCATTTTCTCATACGTTTCATTCTTGTCAATCATCGACGTCCACGAATAATATAAATACCCGACTAATAATATATTACCAATAATAAATGTAATACCGATTTCTATATTTTTTTGTAAAAAATAAATCGCAATAATAAATAAAAATGTAATATTCGGTAACAAATATGTAATAATATCATTGAACACCATAAAACATACGGATGATATACGATTGATGGGCGAATTCAATTTGGTGAAATTGATATTTTTGAAATTTTCATTGTTCACCAATAAAACCATTTTCACTAATTCGTGACGAATCCATTGTCGTAGTTTGGTCAATAATTTATTTTGAAAATATTTATAAAAATAATAGAAAATCATATACAATACCGAAACTGCCATAAAATATTTAAAATAATCCCTCGTTTTGCTTTCATTATTTTTTTGAACAAAGCCGATGATATTTGCACCGATGTATGATATTATATTGGTTTGAAAAATGTTTATGATAAAACTAAATATCACCAACAATGTTGTATTCACGATTTCTTGTTTGAAAAATATTGAAAGCAAATAATTCACAATATTCATATTAGTATATGTATACATAAAGTTACTAAAGCATATGCATATATGGGGTGGTTTACATTTGTAATATAAAAACTACAAATGTAGAGTATAAAATCAGGTAAATTCATAAAATTAATATTATTATGTAAATAAAAACATAAAAAAGCCGCCCTAATAAATGTATGAACCAAAATAAAAAAATAATAGTAAAAAATTCACATAGTGCAAATACTATCGATGAAAAACATACCGAAATGTTGAATTATTTCCATGATTTAGAAATCAATGTTATTCCCCAATTAATAAAAGAAAAGAATCATTTGAAACATAAATTGAAAGAATTGGACAACAGTAAAATAGATATATGTATGGATATTCGCGATAAAATCACCAAAATCAAATTAGAAATTCAACAACTGAAATCAAAAAAGAAGGAATATTTGTTAGAGAATTCAAAACACATTTTTGAATATTTTGAAGAGAAAAAAAAAGTATCGAGCGGGGATAACAATCAAAATGTGAATATACTCAATTCTTTTTTTAAAATAAGAGCAAAAACCCAAGAATCTTCGAACCCGAATAGTGAAAAATATAGTCAATCGAAGAATTCATACAATAATTATTGGAAAAATGTAAATAACGAGATATTGAATATACATGATTTTGTGGTTCCGTCCGACGTATGTGAAGTATGTCATCAAGGAGAGCTTATTCCACAAGACGAAGAAGGCATTTTAATATGTAATAATACGAATTGCGGTAAATTCATTACATATATTGTAGACAGTTCTAAACCCACCAATAAAGAGCCACCCAATGAAGTATCATATACGGCATATATTCGTCTCAACCATTTTAAAGAGATTTTATCCCAATTTCAGGCAAAAGAAACTACGCAAATACCGGATGAAGTCATTTCGGCGATTCGAAATCGTATTAAGAAAGAACGTATTACGGATATGTCTCTCATTAATTACGATAAAATGCGCGATATTTTACGTAAACTAGGATTAAATAAATATTTCGAACACATTCAATATATAAATTCAATGTTTGGTATTAAACCGCCCATCATGAATGAAGAGTTGCATGAAACGTTGTGTGTTTTATTTATTGAGATACAGAAACCGTGGGCGGTGCATTGTCCGGCCAATCGCACGAATTTTTTCAACTATACCTATACATTGTATCAATTATGTGTTTTATTGGACCAAACACAATACTTACCATATATACCCATGATGAAGGACCGAGAGAAACAATTAGAGCAGGATATGATATGGAAGAAGGTATGCAATGACCTAGATTGGGAATTTTTTCCTACAGTGTAATAATGTTGTTCGCAATATTGCAAACAATATTATTTTTCATATACTGGAGTTTATACCGCGGCTAATTTAAGTCCACCGACCAAACTAGTTCCTAAACCAAATCCAGCACCTCCTCTCATGGAAGTTCCAATGGATGGGGCGAATGAATCTAAGATGGCGAATGCGGCGGCAGCAGTTAATGCAATGACTAAGATTTCTTCAACATTTAATGGTTTTCTTGGAGCAATTAATGCAACTAAACCAACGGCTAAACCTTCAATTAAGTATTTGATGATGCGTTTAATGAATTCGGTTAAATCGGCGTTCATACCTATTATATAATATTGCTAATATTATATTTTTATAGAAATTAGAAAATTAAAATGGAAATTCGATTTTTGTAAATAAAATTATATATTTATTTTGAAAAACACTTAAACATATTTTTTCCTAAAGATTATTCTAGGATGTCTTCATTCGAACGAAAAAATTTGGAAAATGGAAAACCTAATCCTAAATACATTGATTTATGTGATGAAGATACACCAATTGCTGGACAAAAATTCGTGTGTATGTCTTTTGTATCTCCAGAAAAGATTCTAAAAAAGCGCGAATTATTTATGTTTGACCAATTTTTAAAACAATATGATTTTACTAAATCTATGAATAAATTTTTGGATTTTGTCCATTTTTTATCCTACAAATATAATCTAAATGTCGAGGAAGTGATGAATGATTTAAATGAATTTTCGAAGGAAGAAGAAGCTAAATTAAAAGAAACTCCAGTGGACGATGATTTCAATACCTTTATGGATAAAAATGAAGATAGATTAGCCGTCCAATTCCAACGCGAAAACGCTTTCCAAACATCGGTAAGAGGTTTAAAAGTTCGTGGTGTATTTTCAACACAGGAAGAGGCCGAAATACAATGCAAGAAATTACGCGAATATGACCCAAACCATGATATCTTTGTAGGTCCAGTGGGTATGTGGATTCCATGGGACCCAGATGCTTACAAAACCGGACGTGTCGAATTTATGGAGGAAGAGTTGAATAAACTTCATCAAGAAAAGTTGAAGAACGAAACCAAGGCCAAACAAGAGTTCGAACAACGTATTAAAGATACGAAGAAGAAGGCGATTGAAGAAAATATTAAATTGGCCGAAAAATCAGGTAACGTATTGACCCAAACGATGGACGAAGAGGGTAATTTGATTGGTGTTCGCGAAAAGGTTGATTTCGAAGAACGCGAGGCGGCTGACGTGGAAACCACCAATATCCGTAATGAAATGTTACGTGAAACCATTCTAAAACAAGACGAAACCAAGGCCGCTGCTATAAATGAACAACGTGCCGATAGTATTCAAGTTGAAATGGACACTGACGTATAATATATTTACTTACGTGAATAAATATATTATTCTTCAAGATGAATTGAAAACAGTAGAAAAATATTACAAAAAATTGAACTACTTTTTCGAAAAACCTAAATAAAAGAACCCACCAAAAACCAATCTAAAAATACTTAAATGTCCGCAATAACCCAACGTGAAATTATTGACCTCAGTTCAATCGAAGATAACCCGACTGTCTTTGTTGTTCCTACTTCTAGGGTCAATATTATCCGCCGCTGTTCCTTTTGCCAATCTACCGGTCACAATATTCGAAAATGTAACCATGCCGATATTGAAAAATTACATAGATGTGCTCAGTTTATGTATTTAACTACCTGCCGTTATTTACGAAGTAATCCAACTGCAGAAAAAACTCATAAAAAATGGATAAATAAATTATCTATGAGTGATTATAAAATCTTAGCAAAATTAAATCAATTGGATTCAAATCCGCGAACAACTTTCAACGAGTATAACGAAAAATTGCATACGTATTACCTTGGGTATGCTGAAAATGAATTACGTAACGACCATTCAACCAATCCAAGACCAATTATTGATATATATTTTCAAGAAAATTACGACTTATTCAGCCGACTTTTCACGAATGTAGGCAATCTTTCATCAAACCTAGACGCAATGAGTTTTGCTATAAATAAATTAAATATCATTATACAAAACAGTGGACGAAATCTCTTAAACGGGAGCCGTATTCGATATTGGTTAAATAATCATATGGAGTTCTATTACCGTGTTCATCAATTATCAAGCGGTATTGCAAAAATGCCAATAAAGACAAATCATAATTTATCTTTGATGAAGGAAACTCATGACGAATGCCCAATCTGTTATACCGATATGACGAATGACTCGATGGTTCAACTTGGCTGCAGCCATTCATTTTGTGGCGACTGTATCATTGGTCAAATCAAATCAACGAACAAATTAACGGTCGATTGCGCGATGTGTCGCTCTACCATTAAAGAATGCAGTAGTGCATCAAACCAATTATTACAAAAAATAACATCAACTCTTGCTTAAAAAATAAAAATAAAAAATAAAAAGTGGGTCTTTTGACTCATTTTTTATTTGATTGTCCATCCTTTTACCTTGTCCATCATTTACCTTGTCCATCCTTTTACCATTTACTTTTTTTAACATTAATGGCCGGTGCCGCGTTTTTCTTTTTGGTTTTGCTAGGGTCGAACGCTTCATCTTCGTCATCAGACCCCATCATTTTAGACGCTTCCCAAAATTCTTTCGAACCCAGTTTGAAATCCGGTCTACTTTCCGCTTTATACCAAAAAATCTGGTCCTGTAATTTGTTCGATTTCGAATTATTATTGATGACTAAACATTCGTAATTCTCGGTGGTTTGGTCCATTACCGAATTAAATGATTCAAAGGTAGGAAACATGGATGCATAATTCTCCCATATTCTTTTTCGATTTGTCATGGTGGGCTCTCTCAATATAAAAACATAATCTATATTTGTTCGCAGATTGGGTGGAATACCTAAAGGATATTGCATTGTAATGACCAACATCACTTTCCAATGTCTCCCGTTCATAAAAAGAGCACGCATCAATTTATCTTTGGTCCAGGTTTGGTCATACAAACAATCATCTAAAATGACGAATGCCCGGGGGTCAGTGGTTCTTCTACGATACATTTCGATTTCTTTATGCACGGTTTTCAAGACAGTTTTTTGTCGTCGTAACACATTTTCGATGAGAGCAGTATTATATTCCTCATGAATGAATATTTTAGGCACATGGCTCGCATAAAACCCGTTACCGGCTTCTGTTCCCGAAATCACGGTTCCTACCGGAACATCTTGGTGGTGATATAATAGGTCTCGCACCAAATATGATTTACCAGTATCACGACGACCGACTAATACGATGACTGGTCCTTTATTTTCATCTGGATTGAATGTAATAGTTCGCATATCAAATTTTTTTAATTCTAATGTCATTTTCCTAAAATACTATTTATATACACACATATAATATTAAAAGAAGGACATTCTAACGTATTCAATATGAAATGTATTACACTCGTAAATCAATAAATAAAATGAGTTTAAATAGATTTCTTTTAATATTATTCACTAAATATACAGATTAACTATAATGACAGATTTAGGAAATCAAGGTAATGAAAAAAATAATGAAAATAAAAGGATAAAAATAAATGAATGCCCCGCCAGAAAATTAGATTTAGAATATTTACAAATGGAACATATAGATATTCCAGAAGAGAAAGAACATGGATATCAACCATTCGCCATCAAAGATTTGCAAAACTATATTCCTATTTATAATCGATTCTTTGAATTAAACGAAACAAATTTCAATTCAATCACTTTGAATCATCCATATTATTTCGTAAATATGGATACAGTTGAATCTTTAGACGGAACCGAACGGCTAAAACAAAATGTTTTCATTAAATATTCACCCGTCATCGACCCGATAAGATATATGATTGGAAAATATAAAAACAATAGTGAAAAGGTAGTATTGTTGCCATCATTCAAAAATGGGGGCGAATGTTTATCTAAGATGACGGACCATAACAATTCTTCGTATGTCGACGCTTTTTTCAGTTATTTGAGTAGTCAATTATTACACAAACACGGTTTTGTTCACGGTATTGATTTTTATGGTTCCTATTTAGGAATTCAAGAAACATTTAAAGCCAATATTACCGATGATGTAGAGTATTTACATAATTCGACTTATTTCAATAAAAATGTGGGGAATTTATACACCATCACAAAACCTCAAGCCAGCGAGTTTTTGCAATTTGGCTCTCGTAACAATAAACAAAAATTGCAAATATCTTCATTTACAAATACTCATAATTTATCAATCATTTCAATTGTAGATGATGACCACGAGAACAAACCAACTACAAATGCAACCAATGATAACGATAATAGCGAATTGGTATATAACAAATCGTCGAAGAATAATTCGATTTCTACTGCAAGCTCAAGCTCTAGTTCGAGTAAAAGCGATTTGAATTATACGAGTGATGAAGGAGAAGAGGATGAGGAAGATGAGGATGAGGATGAGGAGGATGATGATGATGAAGATGAGGAGGAGGATGACGATGAAGAAGAGGAAGAGGAAGAAGAGGAAGAGGAAGAGGAAGAGGAAGAAGAGATTTTTTCATATATTAAAAATTTCCCCATGCAAATGATATGTCTCGAAAAATGCCACGGAACAATTGACGAATTATTTGAAACCGGAATCATTAGTGAAGTCGAATGCGGTTCCGCCATGTTCCAAATTGTGATGACCTTAATTACCTATCAAAAAGCATTTCAATTTACTCATAATGACCTACATACCAATAATATAATGTATATAAATACCGAAATTGACTATTTATACTATTGTTTTAGAGGCAAATACTATAAGGTCCCAACTTACGGTAGAATATATAAAATCATCGATTTCGGTCGTAGTATATACAAATTTGACGGCAAATTGTTTTGCAGTGATAGTTTTGCACCGGGAGGCGACGCGGTTACCCAATATAATTTTGAGCCATATATGGACGATAACAAACCACGTCTAGAACCCAACATGAGTTTCGATTTATGCCGGTTAGGTTGTTCTATATTTGATTTTGTGATGGAGGTAGACGATGACCCCCAAGATTTTGACGATTTTCAAAATACGGTATATCGTTGGTGCATGGACGATAATGAAAAAAATGTATTGTATAAGAAAAACGGCGAAGAGAGATATCCTAGTTTCAAATTATATAAAATGATTGCCAGAACCGTTCATAAACATTCACCAGAAGAACAATTAAAATTCCCATTGTTTACGCAATTCGAAATGACCTCCAAACAACAGAAAAAAGATTTCAAAAAAACGAATATCACTTTTATGAATATTGATGAAATTCCGGCATATATTATCTAGACAATCTATATGTATCCAAATAAAAAAAACAAACAAAATAAAACCAAACGAAAAAAACAAAAACACGTTCATTTTGCAAAAAAATTGGCTCATTATCACACCTTCCGGAGAAGAACCGCCATCCAAATACCAAATACATCGAAATGTGCCGAGCCGCCCAAAGAAATCAAAAAAGCATTGGTAACTAATGTTCTATAAAAAATATATAAACGACATATTTTATATATTCTATATTCATGCCATATTTCAAGCCAATAAATACCCTCTATATTCATGTTCCCAAAACGGGAGGTATGTTAATCGAAGAATATTTTTACAATAAAACCGGTATCGAAAAAAACGAAAACAGTATATACGGTTGGTATTTTGATAAACTGAATCGAGTCCGGGTCCCCCTAGAAAGGTCCTTACAGCATTTCACATATCAAGAAATACTCAAGGATAAAAAATGGTTCGATTTCCAAGAAAATTCCCAAATGACTATCATTTCATCGGTTAGAAATCCATATGACCGGATTGTATCGGATTTATTTTGGGCAAAACGGATTACCCCGTCTTCTACCAAAGAAGAGGTGGCGGAGGCAATTGTCTTTTATTTACATAAAGATTTAGCACATCCATATGATAATCATAAATTACCCCAATTCAAATTTTTCACAGACGAATTTGGTAATGTCTTACCAAATGTGAAAATTGTCCGCACGGAACATTTGAAAGAAGACATGCATAAATTGGGATATACGG